TTACCAAAGATCGAAAAAGAGGCCAGCGGCCCACACGAAGTGCGGTTTGGTGGCGGTGCCCCGGATTGAACGGGGGACCCGCGGCTTATGAGTCCGCTGAAGAGGCTTTTCAGACTGTTTCATTTCGTACCATTTTGAGGCGTACTCTCACACCTGGCTTGCTATTCCTGCCTTTTCAGCGTTACACTCCGTTTCATTGAGTTTCACCCTATCCCGCGTCTTTTGTTGCCTAGCTGTTGCCTAGGCCAGGCCCGCGGTCAAATCGTCCGCGGCTCACAGAGGAGAACCGACCATGGTTGCACCGACTAGCCCTCATCTCTCACTGGTGACAGGGGACAGGGCGAAGCCTCGCCACACATCGTTCGACGTGAAGACGCTGAAGCGTCTGAAGACCCCACCAAAACGGCTCGACAAGTACGGCCATGAAGTCGTCAACCAGGTGACGCACTGGGACGCGAGCACGAAAGGCTTTGGGCTAAGAATTTCCTCCACCGGGACGAAGGCCTGGATCTGGATGGGGCGGATACCGAGGCATGGCGCCGTCAAGGTCGTCCGCTACCACCTGGGCGGCTATGCCGAACACGAGGGAACCGGAGGACTCACCCTCGCGAGGGCGCGGCATAGGGCACACGAGTACCAGCTGGCGGCAGAGCGGGGCGACGATCCCGGCCAGTCCGTACAGGATGAGAAGGTCGAAGCCCTCACCCGCAGCACGAACGACTTCAAGCGTGTCGCTGAGCGCTTTTTAAAAGAGCATCATCCCAAGAAGAAGGCCACATTGAGTCCGCATACGAAGCGACGCTATCACGGCTTACTCCTCGGACAAGACTTGAAAGACTGGTGGGCGCGTCCTGTGGCGAGCCTCACAAAAACCGATGTGACCGCGGCCTTAGACCGGATGGAGCGGCGGGGGGTCACGCTCAGCGTGAATCGGCTCTTGACGGTGCTGAATAAATTCTTCCGTTGGTCTATACAGCGGAACCTCATTGCCGTCTCTCCCGCGGCGGACCTGGAACCGCGCATGGCGGAAGTGGTGCGGACGCGACATCTCTACGGGAATGCCGACGCCGGGATGCCCAGCGAGTTGGCGCTGCTCTGGCGGGCCTGTGGAGACTGCGGACGGTCTGGGATCTTAGCAAAGCTGCTCCTGCTGACCGCCCAGCGACGGGAGGAAGTCGCCAATCTGCGCTGGAAGGAACTGCTTGACCTTCACGGCGCGAATCCACGGTGGCATATTCCCGCGGAGCGATCGAAGACCCGCCAAGCGCATACCGTCCCGCTGTGCCCGTTGACCGTGGCCCTCATCCGCACATTGTCGAAGGCGAAGGGCGGCGACTTCGTGTTTCCTGCCGCGGGCACCAAGCGCGATCTGGGCTTTTCCTTTATGAAGCGCACGATCGACACACAGATTGCGACGCTCAAGGAGGACGATCCCTCACGGTATGCCGGACAGTTTGAGCACCCGTGGCGCTTCCATGATTTGCGACGGACGGCAGAGACCGCCATGGCCGAACTGGGCGTGGCACGAGAAATCCGCGACGCGATTCTCAATCACGCGAAAGACAAAATCCAAGCGGCCTACAACCAAGCCGACAATGGCCCTGCGAAGCGCGACGCCTTGACCCGATGGGAGCAGCATATTGCGGGATTACTCGCACCGGCGAAGAAGAAGAGCCGACATGCCTAAGACATCACCGGCACCAGCGCGGACACGCTCGGCAGATCCACGGCGACAATGGTACCCCTTGGCGAAGCCCATGCAGAGTACGTATCAGCGGCTCCGTTTGATGTGCCTGGACCCCACCTTCTCTCAGCACAAAATCAATAGGCGGCACGTTCTCCCGCTTGATGAGGCGATCTGGTTGTATTTTCTGCGGGAGGACTCCAGCCCTGGCGGCGCTGTCTCCCTGCATATCGAGTTGACGCGGCACGGCACGCCCACGCGAGATGGCTTGATCTACTGGTGGCCGGTAATCGAGCAATGGCGAGCCAAGCTCATGGAGTGGCAAGGGCCCTGGACGGGCGGCGGCATGGGGTATCTCGAAGCTCGGATGCTGGCCATGAGGCAGAATAAGGACTCCTACGCAACGATTGCCGACTGGCTCAATACGCTCCTGCGCGAAGACACCGCGACCGGGCGGGCAGCGCCACTCCGAACCTACTTCAAGCTCGACGAATCCAAAACCATCACCCCCGCCCACGTGCGCGAACGCCTGCGGTATCTGCTCAAGACCTCTCGCTAAACAGCGGCACCCTCAACTAGGTACTTCTCCCAGGTGGGAAAAATCCGAAGGGTTTTCCCATTCCCACGACACGCTCAAGTGGCGCATATGTTGCGTCATGGCACAGGGCAATTCAAAAACATTCACACCGATGACGGAGGCACCTATGGGGACAACCGCTGAACTGCGCGTGCTGCGCGAAAAGGATCGATTTCGGCTCACGGGATTGTCCCGCGTGCAGTGCTGGCGACTCGAAAAGGAAGGACGGTTTCCTAAGAGGATTCAGCTGGGGACAAATTCAGTGGGCTGGATTGCGAGCGAACTCGACGCATGGATTAGCCGGAAGGCGCAAGAGCGTCAATAATAAAAGCCGGGCCCTGGCGCTTTTCGACGGCAGCCAGACGACCCGGCATGGAAAGGAAACGACATGCCAAGTCTACAATCTGAACTCGAAAAACTCAAGCGGCCCACGATGCCCTTTGGCCTGCACAAAGGGAAGCCCCTCGTTGAATTACCAGACGACTATTTACTCTGGTTGTCGTGTCTCAACGATTTGCGTCAACCGTTGCTCGGCCATGTGTTGCGGGAAATGGGGCGACGGCTGGCCGCGCGGCCTGAATTGGAAGGCGCGGTGCAGCCATGACACGCGCACCGGCCTTTCAATTGTACGTGAACGACTGGTTATCGAGTACCAAGATCTGCACCATGACGCCCAGCGAAGAAGGCGCCTATATCCGCTTGCTGTGCCACGCGTGGAACGGCGCCGACTGTTCACTGCCCGATGATGATGCCGTCCTTGCTGTGCTCTCTCGGCTCGGGGAGGACTGGCACAAGGGGGCCGGAAGCACGTTACGGCAGTGCTTCACACCACACCCTCGGAAGCCTGGAGCGCTGTGTAATGTGCGCTTGCTCGCCGAATTCAAGTTGTTGCAGAAATTCCGACGCGATAAGCAACGGGCGGGAAAACTCGGTGGGGTGAAAAGCGGCGTAAGTCGGCGACATCTGAAGGAAAAAGAGGTGGACAGGCACACGAAGCACACCTTCGTTTCTGCTTCAAGCAAAACGCAAGCAAAACGAACCTCTTCATCTTCATCTTCATCTTCAATCTTAAAGAAAGATACATGGGCAACATTTGCCGCGTTTTGGGAGGCGTACCCGCGCAAGAAGCACAAAGGCAAAGCCGAAGAACGGTGGGCCACACTGAAGCCAGATGCGGCACTCGTGGCGACGATGCTGTCAAAGATCGCGGAAGCCAAACACACGCCGGAATGGCTCAACGAGAACGGACACTGGATTCCGTACCCGGCCACATGGCTCAAGGCGAAAGGGTGGCTGGATGAGTTCCCGGCGCCACGAAAGGAGCGGCTGCCACTATGAGCACCTATGGCGATTTCAAGATTGATCTCGGCGGGCGCACCGGCCTGGAAGTGCAGACGCTCTGCCCGCAATGCTCGCACACCCGGAAGAAGTCAAAGGCCCGCTGCCTCTCGGTCAATACGATTGAAGGCGTGTGGCTCTGCCATCATTGTGACTGGCGCGGCACGTTGAAGGCGGGTGAAGAGTCGCGCTCACGTCCACCGAAGCGGATCGTGAAACCCAGCTACATCACGCCGTCAACGGTGTCATCGGTGCTCATCGACTGGTTTGCGCGGCGCGGCATTCCTGAGGCCGTGGTGTTGCAGGCGGGCGTGAGCGTGCAGTCCGTCTACATGCCACAACTAGAAGCCGAAGCCGACTGCCTCGCGTTTCCCTATCTCCGCAAGGGCGAAGTCGTGAACGTGAAATATCGCACGCTGGAAGGCAAACACTTCCGGCAAGTGAAAGACGCGGAAAAGATTCTGTACGGCCTCGATGATGTGCCGGGCGATCTGGCCATTATTTGCGAAGGCGAAATTGACAAACTCTCGTTTGCGGCGGCGGGGATGCCGTTTTGTCTTTCTGTGCCGGACGGCGCCCCGCCCGCAGGCTCGACACCCAGCGACGCGAAATTTGACTATCTCGTGAACTGCGCGGCGCGGCTCGACAGACTCAAGAAAATTGTGCTCGCGGTGGACGATGATCCACCGGGACACACGTTGGAAGCCGAACTCTCACGGCGACTGGGACCGGAGCGGTGTTGGCGCGTGCAATGGCCAGAGGGGATAAAGGATGCCAATGCCTTGTTGGTGCAGCAGGGCGTCCAGGCGCTCAAGGCCTTGTTCGATCAGGCCACACCCGTTCCGATTGCCGGCGTGCTGACCGTGCGCGACTGCGCGGCGGACGTGCTGCGGCTCTACGATGAAGGGTTGCGCGGCGGGGTCTCGACGGGCTGGCCGAGTCTCGATGCCCATTACACCGTCCGACCGGGCGAAATGACCGTGGTGACGGGGATTCCCTCACATGGGAAAAGCCAACTCCTCGACGCGCTGATGGTGAACCTCGCGCACGAACAGGATTGGCGCATGGGGATCTGCTCGCCGGAAAACCTCCCCGTCGCGCGGCACATTGCCAAGTTCGTGGAACAGTTCACCGGCTTTCCGTTTCGTGAGGGGCCGACCCAGCGGCTGCCACGCGAAGGACTGAACCCGGCGCTTGATTGGTTACATCGGCATGTGACGTTTATCGCGCCGGATGACGCCATGACCATTCCCACCTTGTTGCACACGGCGAGGCAGCTCGTGAATCGGCACGGCGTTCGCGGGCTCGTGATTGATCCGTGGAATGAATTCGATCACACCCGGCCCAGCGGCCTGAGCGAAACCGAATATATCTCAACCAGCCTCGGACAGATTCGCCGGTTCGCCAGAAATTATGGCGTGCATGTGTGGCTCGTGGCGCACCCGCAAAAACTCTACCGGCGCGAGGACGGCAGCTATCCCGTCCCAACACCCTACGACATTTCCGGCTCAGCCCACTGGCGTAACAAAGCTGACAATTGCCTGACGGTCTGGCGCGATGAAAACGAACCGGGCTCGCCGGTCAAGATCTATGTGCAGAAAATCCGCTTTCGTGAAGTCGGCAAGATCGGCGTGGTTGAACTGCATTGGAACCCGGTCAACGGACGCTATGAGGATACCGTCGCAACAGACACACCGGCGCATTGGCAGGGGGGCACCTAATGGGGCGTCTACCACCGATTGATCCGGTTGAGTGCGGGCGGATCGTGACGTATCGAGGATGGGACGATCAACCGAGCGGGTGGATTCCACGGGTCTGTGGGTGCGGGTGGCACTCTGAAGACGAACGTGAGCGCAGTACCGTGAGGCGCTGCAAATGGGACCATGGGTATTGGTCCATTGATCTCCTCGATGGCACATCCATCGGGGTACGTCACATCCTCGCGGTGGCCAAGACCGATGACGCGGGCGCGGTGCTCTCGGCCTGGAGCACGTGGGCGCATGGATACGACGGGGAGGGCCACTGATGCCCAACACAACACACACACACAACAAGGAGGACCTGACCATGAACCACGACGTGACATCTACAGAAGCGGGCCTACATACCCAGGTCTCGAAGCCTGGCGTCTACCACCGTGAAATCTGCGTGCTCTGCGGATGTGCGGGTTATAAGGAGTCGATTGCGATGGTGTTGCTAGACGGGACGGAGATCCTGGGCCGCCTCTGCCATACGTGCGTGGAGGCGGGGCCGACTCAGGCGGCCTGGCGGGCACGGTCTGAGGCGAACGGCCTGCAAAACAATGCGAGCCACCTTGACGCCCTGGCTCAGCGGGTCGAGGCGATGGACCTCACGCGCTGGAGCCCGATCGACGCCCTGCGGGCAGCCCACGAGCAGGACGATTGGGAGACGGTGTGGCGAATGCGGGAAGCGGGCCTTAGCGAACAGGAGATCTGTGCGATGGGGTTGGAAGTGGCACCAGTCACAAGGGGGGCACGATGAGACTCACGACACGGGAACAACAGCAGGCGATTGCCGATGGTGTCTTTTACTTTCTCACACAGCATCCCGTCTCGATTGATTTTGAACGTGCAGCGCAACACGCCGTCAAGCAATGGCTCGACGAACACCGAGAGAGTCTCATTGAAGCTCTGGCTGAACGGGTGTGACCATGACGCTGATGCAGGATCGAGAGGCTACCGAGCAGCCAGTGTGCAAGCTTTGTGGGGCAGCTCGGCCACGACGACGGACATTGGGGCGGTGTATGGATTGTTTCAAGCGCGAGTTACGACGACGGCGTCGGCTGATTGACCGGCGCTGCCTGAGCTGCAAGGTGTTGTTCGTGACAGCGAAGCCGACCGAACAGTTCTGTTCTCCAGCCTGTCAGATGAAAAGGACACGATGAGCTGCCCGTGGCTGCAACGACGGCTGTATCGGTGCTCGTACTGCGGGCGCTCATTCCTGCATGACAAGATGTTTCATCATGCACAGTTCATCTGTACCAAGCGGCCATCGGCCAGCAAGGCCAGTACCCGCGACGCGAGAGACAACATGAAGGAACACATGAGGTAGTGGGGCGAGGGGTGATGGAAAAGAATAATTATATCAAGGGGATGGGATGGGCATCTGATATCCACAGCTTTTCCACAGACCGCTGCTCATCCCCTTCGATACGCTAATTCAGGTTTCAAATAGCCGAAAGTGAACTGAAAGGATCGACACTATGGGAGTTAGAGGGCCAGTCCCGCATCCCGCGAAGGTACAACGACTCAAGGGCAACCCTGGCAAACGTGCGCTGACGGTGCCCGCGCCACAACAGCCAGGCACACCGATCATGCCCGCAAGCTTGGGGCCGGTGGGCATCACACTCTGGGAGGAATTGATCGCTGAACTCAGCAATCGGCGAACGCTCGTGGCTGGTGACCGGCGCATTCTAGAGGCGACGTGCTTAGCCTATGAACATCTGATGACGGCCTCAGCCACGATTGCTGAAAAGGGCAGCGTGTACGAGTCGGATACGGCCAACGGCACGATGATTCGCCCGAGGCCGGAATGTCAGCTGCGAAGTGATGCGTTTCGGCGGTACGTGAAGTGCTTGGACGCATTGGGGCTGACCCCCAATAGCAGGATGAGGTTGCAGATTTTGCAGGTGCCGGACAGGTCTGCGGAAGAGCAAGCACTCGATGAATTTTTTCCACCTGACATCTACGGGAGGACGTGACATGAAATCGATCACCGGATACGCCGTCATTTGGGATGCCCGTTCCCTGCCCTTGGGCGGCTTCATCGAAGTGGTTCGCAGGGGCACGTTTACCACGACACTCAAGACCGGCGACCCTCGGGCGCTGTGGAATCATAATTACGATTTTCCGCTCGGGCGAAAGTCGGCAGGGACGCTCGTACTCGAGGAGGATGCCAAAGGGCTGAAAGTCACGATCACCCCGCCGGATAACTCCTATGCGAATGATCTCGTGCGCTCCATTCAGCGAGGCGATGTTTCGGGTTTTAGTTTTGGATTTATCGTCATAAAAGATTCGTGGTTACGGGCAGGCTCGGACGGCTTTCCCGTGAGGGAATTGCTGGAAGTCACGTTGCTGGAAATCTCACCCTGCACCACGCCTGCGTACGTTCAGACCGAGGCCCATGTGCGCGACGTGGTGGTGCCGGTGGCGAGCGTGCAACCATTCACGTCACCGAGTCTTGATCTGAAACGGCGACGATTGCGATTGATCGAATTGACGGCGGCCTAACAATTTACAACCAAGGAGGAATGACGATGGAACCCAACACGATGAACGACGGAAGAGCGCAGTTGATGGCCTTTGCACACACGATCCATCCCCAGATGGAAATGGCCCCCTGCGACTTGCAACCTGGAGGACTGCACGCCTTGCCACCAGGTTTTGAAATTCATATTGATCCCGCGCACGATGAATCGATTCGATTATTCGGGCCGGGGGACACGGCAACCAGGGTGCGGACGCTCACCCAATACGGCGGGCGCTATCTGATTCGTGGCATTGATTTGCTACGCGCCTTGGCGGTGCTGATGCGCGTCGGTGAACCAGTCTGGGAGAAATCTCTCGACACGCAAGCGATCTACTGGCGCGAGCTCTTGGCGACGGCGGCACCCTTCACGATCCCGGCACCTCAGCCGATGAATCGGCTTGAGCTGGAACAATTCATTGACGTGGATCCGGCGTGTCAGCGTGCGATCAGTGCCTTTACCGAGTCGGTGAATGTGTCCGGCAGGCTGGTATCTGACACGGACTTGAGAGCCTTCATCGCGCGAGCCACGGACAACCCGGACGCCGCGATTGTCTATTACACCTCGCTGCGTCTTGGACGGATGGGCCAAGCCTCGGCACCTGCCACACCGGCCCGCACAAAGCGCACTCACTCAGTCACCACGGCGCAGGAGGCGTAGCCATGAGGTACACGATTGAATGGTGCTACTCCCTCTGGCAGCGCGTGCGTGACGTGGTGCTCGGCCTTGTCACACGGCCTGCGCCGATGCCGGTGGTGACGATACCAACAGACCGGCACACCTTGTTCGAGCAACTGGCAGCACTGCGAGAGCGGCGGGCTGGTGAAGCCGAACAGCATCGGCATGAGGAGGAAGCCTTGACGGCCAGATGGCGAGAGGTGCAGGCGGCAGCCGATGCGCTGCACGACCAGCTCGCCACGATGCACCACGCCAACCTGTGCCGAAGTCTCGATCACTCGTCGGGAGAAGATCGGCTGCTGCGACAGATCAAAGAAAAAAGCTCCATGCTGCTCGAATTGTTCATTGCCGAAGTCCAGGGCGAGCTGGACGCCGTGAACGGGATCGAGGCGAGCGTCATGCCGCGGGCCGACCGCAATTATCTCACGATGATAAAAACCATGGGCATCGACTCGAACGCACCGAGCTTGAAGCGGTGCGCCGGGGCGCTCATTGCAGCCCGGCAACGGGCTGAGGCCATGCGGCTGGAGAACCTCACGATCTCCGCGATGAATGTCGAGCTGTTGCGGCTGAGAAAAACGATCACACCCGTTGCGTATGAAACGATTTTCAACGACAGGGCGGCGATTCTCGTCGCACCGTAACCAAGGAGAATCTCACCATGGCGAAAGCACAACTTGAACGCAGTGACTTGGCCTCACCGGGGGCGAAGTTTTCACAGGCGGCGGCCTCGCTGAAGCGATTCAAAAACTCAAAACAATATCGGGATGAACTCCGAGCGGCGGCGCGCACGCAGGTCCCGGCGACAGCCTCACTGATGGAAAAGCGTAAGGCGAAGCTTCTGAAGATGGAAGCCGAGCTGGAACTCGCTGAGCTGAGGACCGGGGCCGCGCCGAATGTCTTTACCGGTGTCGTGAAATTCGCCATGCCTGAGAGCGAGTAGCACCATGATGGAGATCGTTGTGCTGATCGCCCTCGTGACGTTCGCGGGGGTGCCGTGGCTCATGGTGCTGCGCCTGCATTGGCGGGAGTGGCGGCGGCGCTGATGGCGTGTCAACGGTGCAATGGGCTGCTGGTCGCTGCCGATCTCTTTGATGGGGTCGGCGGCAACACGGCCACACGCTGTCTCATGTGTGGCGATCTCACCGATCCGCTCATTTTGCAGCATCGCGCACACTGGCGAGAGCCGTATCCCGAAGCCAACCCGAAGCCGTTCGACCCCACCAGCGGCACGGGCGCTCCCTTGGCCTGAGGCCTGGCCTGCTGCCGGCTCGTTGAGCATGGGTCCGTCTGGACGGTCCCGATTACGGGCTTGAGGGTTTTGCAGGTCGCATGAACCGACCCGTGATAAAGATCGTGACGAGGCTCACGATGGTGGTCCCACCGAGCCAGGCCGCGGGTTCAGGATAGCCGAGCCAGAATCCCGCCACGCAGGCCGCGAATCCCGCCAACCCAATGATGAGGCCGAAGTATTGTCCCCGCCGACGCTCCCGGAAGGCGGAAGTCAGCGAGAGCGTGTCCATGGTTTGAAAGTGTCGGTTGTTGTCTTCAGCCATGGCGATGATCCGATCGGCGGCGCCAGGCGAGATGCGATTGTACTGTTCTAAGATATCCGGTGACGGTAGAGGGCCGGAGATGGCCCGCGTTGTCGTAGTCGTGACTTGTAGGGCACGAACCTGCGGAGACTGTCCGGGGGTCTTGGCGGGGAGCTTAGGCGGCTGCTTCACGGTCAAACTGTTCAATCGACTGGTGGATCGCTGCGCCGGTGCGTGTCCACGATTGACGCAACCGATCTTCTGGATTGCTCTGCACGGCCGGCGGCGGATCGCTCGGGCACAGTTCCATGGTCGACCCCATGCCGACCAAGCACTGGCGGAGGAAGTGGGTGAGTGAAGGATGAGACTCAGGGGGCTTCATGGTGTTCCGTGTATATCTTGGGGATAAGGGTTTCATTATAGGGCCCCTGTTTTGGCGGCGTCAATGGGGGTCTTCCACCATGATCCCTAGCACCCTATCATAGCTGGCGAGGCTGTCCAGCCAATTCTTCCACTCCCCATGCTTCACCTACGCCTACGCCCACGACATCAAGCTCGAAGCCTTGCGACTGTTGGGGACGATGCTCGATGCCACGGAACGGGCAAAGGGGGGCCGGCCCTACAAGAATAAATCAACCCCTCCCAAATCGGAAGGGGTTGAAACCATCAAGGAATTGGGATTGGATTATAAAACCTCGATGCTGGCGCGGCGTTGTAGCTGTATCGCGCGGCGATGCTACAGGAACCGGGCAAGAACCAATACAGCTCTGGTAATAATATAACCGAGGCTAAGCGAGTAACCGGCACCTCTCGCGCCTATACGTTGTCCGTCCATCAAGCAACCATCAAGCAACCCCTGGCCGAGCTGCCGACGTGCTACACAGGCGGGACGATCTGTTGCCTAGGGTGTTGCCTAGGAAAACCTGAAACGCGAAAAGTGGTGGCGGTGGCCCGGATTGAACGGGCGACCCGCGGCTTATGAGTCCGCTGCTCTACCAACTGAGCTACACCGCCAGAAAGGATGGTACGTAACCGGGCGATATGATACAGGAATGATTTGGAGAGTGTCTACAGTGCGGCAGCGGTAGTTAGTGTGCGATCTGCGGACTTTTGTCGAATACGATTCTTCTGCTTCTATTCACATGTTGGTTCCGCCCTTTCGTTCCGGTAGACTCGGAGCATGACTCATCCGCTTCCTTCCACCTGTGAACGGGCGATCCTGGAACAATTCCTCAAGGCGGAGGCCATGGCCTTGTGGGCGGTACGCTCTGCGCAAGCGCAGGACCTTCCGCCCGGTGTGTTGCAGTTCTTGCGTCGTCATGAGGAAGAGGAAGCGCAGCATCTCAAGCAGTTTGAGCTGCTGCTGGGAACGAGTTCGCACGGCAAGACGGCACTTCCTCGTATGCCCAGTCAATGGAGGGTCCTCGCGGTGCATCTCTACGGGTACGAAACGTTGGGATTGGAGTTTGCAAGGCTGTTAGTCGGCTTGCGGCCGGATTTGGCCTCGATTTTGGAAGATGAAGAAGTGCATGTGGGGTTTTTCGAGCATGAAGTCCGAACCATTCTTGTTCATGGAGGACCTGCCGCTGACGGTGCGCGACAGGCTGCCCAAGCCTGGAGACGGCGGCTGCCTCGCACGGTTGATCGTTATCTTCACGATGAGAGTCTCGCGGCCTTTCGTGATGAGCTTCGGCGACATATTCTCGACGTGATCGACGCGCGGTTTCTTGTCGTTGGATTGTTGGTACGGACGGAGGGGCAGGGTGCGTCTCCTGTGAAGACAGCAATCGGGGAGGCGGGGGCGTTTTCCGTCTTCGAGTCAAACGGATAAGCCTGACACCTGTGAAGCGTGAAGCGGAAGATATCTGTTGATCTGATGACCTGTTGAATGTTCGGAATTCGTCAGATCGACAGATCATCAGATTCCTGAATTGCCTCCCGACTAGACTCGTCAACGTCTCATGCGGCGGTCGAGGCCAAAGGTTTTTGACGTTGCCCCGCGATATCAAGGGCTGCGACGCGATAGGACTCAGCCAGAGTGGGGAAGTTGAAGATGTTCTCAACAAATGAGTCGACCGTGGCCGCATGCTGAAGTGCCATCTGACCGACATGAATAAGTTCCGTTGCGCCTTCTCCGATAATCTGGACGCCAAGGAGGTATTCGCCTGTTGAATCGGCCACCATCTTCAGCAAGCCGTTGCGAATGCCTGAGATCTGACCCCGGGCGATTTCGTTAAACCTCGCCCGGCCAATCATAACTTCTCGATATCGTTTTCGAGCCGCCATTTCGTCCAGTCCGATACTGGACATCTCGGGAATTGTGTAAATCCCGACCGGAATGGTGTCGGCTGCATGTCCCTCCGGGAGACCCAGGGCATGGCACACGGCACGCCGGCCCTGTTCCATGGCAGCGGAGGCCAGACCAGGGGGGCCGATCAGATCGCCGACGCCGTAAATGTGAGAAATAGCTGTCTGGCAATGTTCGTTGACGGCCAGCGTTCCCTTTTCGGTGACGGTCAAGCCGGTGGCGCTGAGATTGAGTTCCTCCAGATTTGCCTGTCGCCCCAAGGCCACGAGCAGCTTGTCGCTTGTGATCACCTGCCCGTCCTGGAGCGTCGTCACCACCTGAGAGATTCCATCCCACCGGACGTCTTTGACCGCCTGTCCCCCACAATAGCGACCGCCTTCTTGCTCAAAGCTTTGCACAAACATGCGAACGAGTTCCGCATCAAAAAACTGAAGGGGACGATCAGCTCGATCGATGACCGTGACCTGCACGCCAAGCGCGGCAAAGATCGACGCATATTCCGATGCAATGATGCCCCCGCCCAATACGGTAAGGGAGCGTGGTAAGTAGATCATGGAGAGAATCGAATCACTGTCGAGAATATGTTCATGGTCGATTGGAATGTCGGCCGGCGCACGAGGCCGGGATCCTGTGGCGATGATGATCGTGTCGGCGGTGAGCGTTTGTTTCATGCCGTCGACCGTAAGCATTTCGATCAGGCTGTCGGAGCGAAATTGGGCTCGGCCGTGGAACAATGTGACGCCATTGCGCGTCAGCTGGTTCATCATATAGTCGCCATGTGATCTGACGGCCTCGTCCAAGCGACGCATTAGCGTGGAAACCATGATGTTCGGAGGGACTTGCATGTCCAGCGTAGTCGAGGACCGTTTCATCCGGTCTACTTGCAGCGCACTCTCGCGGAGCGTCTTGCTTGGAATCGTTCCCCGGTATACACAGCCGCCACCGACGCTCGGCTCGCGTTCGATCATCGCCACGTGTTTCCCTGCTTTGGCGCCCTGGATGGCAGCCTTTTGGCCGGCTGGACCGCTCCCGATCACCACAATGTCATAGTGAATCGCTGTACTCATTGTGTCATCGTGTCCACGAGATTGAGTACTTTCTCCTTGAGACTGAGCAATGCGTCAATATCGTTGGGGTAGAGATTGAGATCGGCAAAGACACTGTGGTCACGAAGAGTGCTGTCATCGAAGGAATCGGGAACGAGTATGTAGGTCGCCAACCGGTCTGCCAGGCAGGTGATCATCGCCTCCTGCCGATGCAAAGGCGCCTGCTCATAGACCCAATAGTAGGCGATGGCCTCAGCCACCTGTGGGGGCAAGGCCCATTCAGCTGCGATCAAGCTGCCCACGCGGGAATGATAGCCGTCGAGGAAGGAGGTTACCGCGCTGGGCTCGAGCGGGATATGCAGCTCCGCAGCAATGGTCGTGACGGTCTTGAGTACGACCGGTTTTCCAACAGCATGCAGGAGCCCGCAGAGGTAGGCGCTTTCCACATTATACCGGCGCAGGCGTGCGATTTCTTTGGCATATGCCCCGCTGGCCAGCGCGTGGCGCCAGAGCTGCTGGATGTCCGCTTCGTGTCCTGGAATCTTGACGGCCCCACTTTTCAGAGAAACCGTGATGGCGATCTCCGACAGCTGATTCACGCCGAGCATGGCGACGGCATGCTGGAGCGACACAATCGGAGTCCGGGGCATATAGGCCGGCGAGTTGGCAATTCTCAGCACATGGGCCGCCAACGCCTGGTCTTGGTGAATGAGGGCAGACAGACGGGCCGCGTCTGCCGATGGATCACCGGCCAGGGCCATGACCCGGCCGGCGACTTGTGGGAGCACTGGAAGCTCGATCCGATCCTTGTCGATCCGTTCGACTAAGGCCTGTTCGACCTGCTCCGGCATTCCCACGTTGTGAGAGTGACGTAGTTCTGTATCCATGGTGCAGTCAGTCCTCAGTGCCGATTGGTGTTCACTGTAGGTCAGTACATGCTCTTGTCGGTAGAATCTCTCGGAACCTTAACCCGCGCGTGAAGCGGAAATTGGAAGATATCTGATGATCTGTCGATCTGATGATTTGACGATCTGACAATCTGACGAATTCCGAACATTCAACAGATCATCAGATCAACAGGTTCCGGAATTGCTTCACGAACGACGAGGACGGCCTTTTTGAGCGGCCTGCTGGTGCGACAGCGGGCGGGATGGCCTGTCTTTTCGGTGCGCGTGAGAGAGAGGGGGGAAAGCTACGTAAGCTATCTGATGTCCGCATTTGGTACATTCATTTATTCTCCTTCGCCGAATACCCCGCAGCTTCAGGCCTTCGTAGCCGAAGTGGCTACTTCGGCGGAGTAGGCTGCTGCGGGGAGCTTCATTCGTGTCTTTACCTCTGTGCTGGTCTTGCCTAGGGCCGATTAGCATTATTGCTATAAGTAGTAGCCGTATTTATTATTCCTGAGCGATGATGCCGTAGTCTAATTGTGAGGCTAGTCCGTGTATCACCTTCTCTCCTTCCCTCCTTCATACTCATGGCTGAGTGTAGTATCTCCGCATCTGGTCGGCCTCGATTCAAAAGGACTCACACGTGGCTGGGAATCTGGCGCATGGAGAACAGGCGTGGCGGGCGCTGTTCTCCGTCCTCTTGACAATCTTCATTAAGGAGGAAGCTCATGATAAGGCCTAGCACGAAAGCAGTCAGAGTGTTAATCGTGGACGATCACGAAGTCGTTCGAGTGGGATTGCGGACCG